CAAACATGGTTACCCAACCAGCAGCTAACCAACCAACAAAAGGTATACCACTAACGGCAGGAGCAGCAGCAGCACCAATACCACTACCAACGAGACGACCAGTCTGTTCTCCACCACCTCTTGCTTTGAGGCAAGCGATTGTTTTGTCTGAGAGTTCTCCTGATGGGTTACTTGCTTGGACTGCAAGTGCGGATGGATCGATCCATGATGTTTTGGTTGATACTGGTCCACCGTGGTGTGCTGCACCATCCATTGTAAATTCAATAACTTCTTTACTAGTGTTATTAGCGAGGTTAAGAAAGCCACCTTTCTTTTTCCTCTCTATTACAGTAGTCATGGTCTTAGGATCATTAGCTTTATAACTTACACTATAACCATTTTCACTAACATGTGCTTCATAGGAAGTATAAGCTCCCACTGGCATATTCAAACTAGGAAGTTTAGATGAATCTCTCCTAGCAAGCATACCAATCATACCTATATGAGATATACCTACAACTCCACCCAATCCAAGGGCAGCTAATTTTGTTAAATTAATTTTATCCATAACAATTCTCTTAATTTATAAAGGGTTTCCTGGAACAGGAAGTCCTAAACTATCACCACCAGGTGCAGCAGCTTGAGGTGTAGGTGGTACAAGATCAGGAGTTCCTATAGGAAGATCTCCACCAAGACCACCAAGACCAATACTACCTATTGCCTTTTCCGTAACCTCTTGAATGATAGCATCTTTATTAAGATATACATACCCACCAATACCAACGAGGGAGAGAGATACAATACCACTAGCAATAGCGATTCCATTTATAATTTTCTGCATGATTTTAAATTTCGTAAGTTTTCTTTTCCTTGCTATTAGGATCAACAGCAATAATTTTTAGAGGTGCTTGCTCAATCCTTAAGGTCTGAACAGGTCCACCATTACCACCATTACCGTTACCATTGTTCTGCATCTTCATAGTACCATCACCCTTCTTAGAAGCTGTCTGAATTCCGAAGCTAGCTAAAACCCCAGTAAAAACCGAAGCTATGAAAGTTGGATCTATTTTTTGTTGTGGTACACCTGGGATGGCAACATAATTTAAAGTCAATATTCCACCGCTCCAGGCAAGTACTGTAATACGTACAAATGTACTAATGATTGCTGCTTGCTCTTCAGCATCTGGTACAATAGCAGACTTTACTTTACCAAAGAAACCTTTCTTTTTTGGTTCTTCTTTTACTTCTTCTACAACTTCTTCTTTTACTTCGGACATATCCTAATAACATCGCTTTATTATATATGAACTTTTATGTTGTAGTTAATTGTTTTTTCTTACCAATATTATATTTTGACTCAAGAGACCAATCACCCTTTTCTTTATAGGCAATTACTTTTATCTGACTAAGAGGTGCAGCATCTGATATAGAATCTGGTTTAACAATTTCTACCAAACCCCAATCAGATAGTAGTTTTATAATTCTGTTACGTCTTTGAAGATCATTCTCTGATAGGTTGGCCTTCTTACCATCCAGAGCAAATAATTCTTTAAAATGTACTATGTAATACTGTCCCTTCTTATGAAGTATATGACAAGATTGATATAACTTCCTTTCCTTTCTTGAAGCAACACCAATACGTGTAAGAGTTTCACGAACTTTAAGGAAATCATCTGGTTCCTTTAAATTCACCTCCACCATATCATCTTTAGTCCATTGAACTTCCACTTCGTTCATTTCTTACCCCCCTTATTCAGTTTGTTTCTAATGTAGTCTAATTGAGTTGGAGATAAAATTCTTAAAGCTTGCTTTGCTTTTTCATTGCTATAAGCATAATATTGCTTTACAAGTTCAAGATCTTTCACCTTTTCTTTTTTACCCCAAGGAGAAAATCTCTTTCGGGCTCGTACGGTATTTATATAAAAATCATATTGTAAACGTTTATCTAAATTAGGATATCTATTCATTTCATTTGCAAAGACAATTGTATCCATATGATGAGACATACATTTGTTAATAATATATGGTGGATAATTCTTTTCCCAATCAGGATCATCCTTCATAAGATTCTTCTTGGTTAAATTAATACTATTCAAATAATCCTTAAGAGGATACCTTTCATCAAATGCCATAGAGACTCCTGTATTCTTCCTTTAGTTTATCATTGTTTCTTTCGCATTCATTTACATCGAAACAACAATTAGAATAAGCACCTCTGCTTCTTACATAATGTAGAAACAACTGAATATATTCTTGACCATTATACACTTCTCTCCAATGAGGTGCAATACATCCTAAGTAAAGAACAGCAGATCCAGGTGACATATCAAATGCACAAGGTTGTCCATCGGGTCGTTTAATAATAATTGGCCAATCTTTATCACTTCTTAAATTAATAGTTAAAGATATTTCACATGCTTGTCTATCAACATGTTCTAATAAAGAACATCCATTCCTATAAATTCTACCAAAAGTATAGGTTGGTAAGACTGTCTCACCAACAATCTCAGATATAATATGTGTCTTATTACAAAGTAATTCTACTGCAGAAACAAGATTATGTACAACTGAACAATCATCAGTACCTATATCATTACCACTTGTAACTATACCATTAGTTAAATCAGAAGGATATCTATTAATATTATTGAATTGAATAAATTCATCTGCTAACTTAGCAGCCTCTTCTTCGGAAATAAATTTTGATAAAGGAACAAAATTATTATCAATTAAATCTCTATTCATATTCCGTAATTGGTTAAGACCAACTCTTTACGTTCTGCTTGCTCCTTCATATAATCACCTGTGCTACGCATACTATATGTTAAATCAAATTCAGCAGCATTCCAATCTTTAAATCTATTCTTTATTACCTGAGTACTATTATATGATATCATCTGATGATTAGTCTGTCCATCACAATCTGATGCAAACTTATCATGATCAAAATACCTATGCAATTCACCTCGCTTACCATAGATAGGTATTCCAATCTCATAAGGTGGATCAAAATAAGTAAATATATTTCTATCGTCAGTCAGCAAATCTTCATAAGAAAGATTAGTTATCTTCCAGTCCTGTATCAACTCTGAATATGCTGGTAACTTTTCTATGCCTCGTATACTAAAGTTTGAATCGGAAGCTTGTTTGGAGAAGGAGCTCGATTCGGTAAGACCACTGAAAGAACACTTATTAACAATATAAAAACTAACAGCTGACTCAAGGGTAGAGGCTTTGGTGTAAGCAAGAAATTCTTTACTCTCTGCAAAAAGGTGACGTGCTTTGTCATGTGTATTATATTTTCCTTTAAGTTCTGATAATCTGGTTGTAAGTTCATCTGGTTTATCTTGTAATTGTTGCCAAAAATTTACTAAAGGTTGATACAAATCATTTACCCATATTTTTAAATGAGGATATGTTTTTGTCATATACAAAGCAACAGAACCACCTCCAAGAAAAGGTTCTCTATACTCTTTATACTTTTTCATATCAGGTAAATATCTTGCCATCTTTATAATGGCACGTGACTTACCACCTGGATAACGAAGTGGAGTTTTCAATGATCTCATTATGAAAATTTAGAAATAGTTTGAGGTAAGATACGATACTCTTCTAATTGTATCCTACGTGTCAAGGACTTGACATCATCATCCCTATGGATAGGAACAATTCCTTGCATGAGTATTTTACCAGAATCTAGTTCTTTTGTCACTATATGAACTGTACATCCTGTAATACGATCACCACTTTCTAATGCTTGTTCTACTGCATGTAGTCCTTTGTACTTAGGAAGTAATGAAGGATGAACATTTATCATAGGAGCAGGAAAGGCATCAGGATTTTTAATGACTCTCATATAGCCTGCGAGGATTATAAGATCAACATTATATACCTCGAAGAGTTTTATCATTTCATCTTCATTTTTATGCGGTATCCTTACATGAGGTATACCGTATTTTGCTGCCTTCTTTGCAGCACCACATTCTTTAGTATTGTGTATCATCAACACAACTTCATGATCTCTCAAATCATA